CGGCATACCAATCGTTCAAAACTGCCGCCTTTATCTTTACCGCCGCCGGTTCTCATTTTACTGTGGCTTTATAAAGCAATGTTGTTCGATGGTATCGTAGAGTGTCTTGAGGTGTATTTGTCGTTGGATTGGATCGTGTAGACCACCATTAACAAGCCCGACAAACATTGAGGCCAGAATAGAGAGTTTATCTTCCAGGTTAAGATGGCTTTCGTTTAACATGTCGTTGATGTTGTCGCAGAGAGCGAGTCTTTGAACTTCGTTCATGGCGGATTCTTCTCTACCTGTTCGTCCCAACATTTGGTATGAAAGATAAAATCAGCAACTAACGTGTATTCTGGGTTACTTAGACAGCCTTCTGGTGTCCAATAGCTGGTTACAGGTTCACCGCAGTAGGGACACTTTGAAGTCTCAGTCTCTACTGTCATAATGCCATTTATCCTGTATGTCGCGCTCCATCTTTTCTCGTAATAGACGCAAGGCGTCTACTGCTTCTGAGTTGGGGTCAATCTTCCAACGCATCGGCTCTCTTTTTTCTTCTTCAGTCGGCGGTGGTTTTGGAGGCAGATCAAGAGGTTTGTCTTTGCGCTGCGGTCTTGGATGTAAGGGAAGCCACTTCATAATGCTAGCCATTTACCACTAAGACCGCATGTTCTTAGTACTTCGGCGTTGTCATCGCCGTAGGCTATCAATACTGAAGGGGCACCAGAATTTATGAGTCCTGGTGAACCATTTATACGATAGAAATTGAGACGCCCTTTGAGAAACAGAATAGCTTGTGCTTTCTCCCAGACTGTTTCAAAGAAAGTATCTGTTTCAGTGCGCGCGAAGATCAGCGCAATACCGTTACCATGATTTGCCATACGTCGCATCCATGGTCCAACTACTTCTTTTGATCCGTAGGGCGGATTTAGCCAGACACGGCCAAACCACTTTCGGTTCATTGTATTGTCTGTCCAGTGTGTTGCAGCAGTGGGCCAAGGTCTTGGCTCAGGGGCAGCACAAGGGTCTAAGTCAAAATCACCAAGAGCTTCTAAAATATTGGGTGGAGTCAACCAATCGTGTGATATTGGGTTTGGTGATTGATGTGAACCCATTCCTCCTTTATCGAAGAATGGTGATTTGGTTTGTAATGTTACTCTACGATACGTCACGTCAGACCCGTTTCCTCTCCGGGGCAAATCGTTCTTCGACTTTATCCCAAGCACCACTGGTGATAACGCCGACTTCTTTGACCTTCTCCCAGTATTCTTCGTCTGTCAAACCAGAGATGTACTTATCGTAGTCGCTGCGCTTCATTGGGGTCACTTCATCCAGCATCTTGACTTCATCCAGCCAGTCAAGACAGGAGCTTATGTTGTCTATACCAAAGTTGAAGCGAATATTGAAGTCGCACTGACGCAGCGGTATGGCGATCTTATTCTTCTCGCATTTAGCTCTTATTTCTAAACCAATTGGACGTTTTACGCCAGAACGTGTGATTTCGGTGGTACCAACTTTGGCGAGCCAAAGTACCTGCGAGGTATAGAAATCGAGTGCGCGACCGCCAGAACGGGTGGACCGCTTGCCGAATGTCACACCAATATTGTCGCGCTCCTGCGAGATAAGCATCAGATGCGTGCGCGAGCGTTTGATATCACGTACCAGCATACGCAATAATTTACCCATGTCTTTGGCTTTGCCAGTGCCGTAACTGCCTTCGCTGAATTTACGATCTACTTCATCTGTACTGGATAGAGCATCCACCGAGTCAAGAATATATAAACCAGGTTGTTTGTCTAATGCCTTGAGATAGTCGTTTAGATCATCGTAGAAATCTTCCACGGTATTCAGATCGTCATTACCGAAATCGATACGTTCCACTGGCATACCGATTGACGCAGCAAAACTCTGATCGAACGCCGCTTCTGATTCACGATACCTGGGAATTGCTTCGGGATATTTTCGCACAAAAGAATTGGTGGCTTCGATTGCCAGTAACGTCTTGCCTGTGCTGCGGTCTCCCACAATATTGGAGATACGAGTCAGAGGCCAACCACCACCAACAACACGATTCAACAGAGTTGATCCGGTATCAATAAACTCTAGTGGTTCTGGAGCTTCGTAATACCGACCGCCACTGCCATTATTGGCAGTGGCGATTTCTTTTTCAGTGAGTGTTGCGCGCATTATGCTCCACTATCCTTTCTTGCTTGAAGACGCGCACGCAGATTATCCATGGTATTGCTGCTTTCAGGTGCTCGAGTCTGGCACGTTGACGTACTGGTGGTGGTTCTACATCACGAGGTGCAGGACGTGTTTCAAGTGGTGCGCGGCGCGGTGGTGAATCTGTGTCAAAGGGTGGATCGTCATGACTATTTGACTGTGCTTCGCGCACAGGCTCGTGCGTAGTCTCGCGAATAGTGCTTGGGCGTGTCTCTTCTTCTGGTGCAGCCTTACCGTAGAACGTCAGCTTGATACGTTCGGCAGGGTAGAATTGCAGAATATCGGGGAGCGGATTATCCTCGATATAGTTCAACCATTCGTCCATCTTGTCGGCATCATCGGTGATGGGGCTGGTGGAACGTGCTACCTTAAACCCACGATACCGTGTGTTGATGCCTTCGCCTTCACGAAAGAACTCGATATCATAGCCATCAACTGGATGTGCAATCGGTAGATAACGTTGTGCACGTTTCTCCAGACTTTGCGCCAGTATTTCCAGGTCTGACTTGTTTGAGATAGACCAAATCAACGGACCCTGATCTTCACTGGAACGATCAATCAGATAAATCAATGACGTGGTGCGTGCGCGAAGATCATCGACTTCCTTTTGATCTGCTTTACGGCGTACTAGACTGCTGCGCTCGTCGCAGATCGGGCAGTTCTTCTCTGGTGAGAAGTCATTTTCGTTCAGACACAGATATGCCTGGCGATCCGGACCGATATCACGATGAAGTCTTATCGGCAGTGCGTAGTGCTTTGACCCTACCCAAGTATTGGGCAGAATACGAATGAAGTTGTCGCCAGCCTTAGGCTTGAAGAACCTTGGTCCATTCTCTCTGATCCAGTTGTCAAACTTGCTACCCCCACGACGTTCAGTAAGTTTGGTGGCTTCTTCGTAGCTGGGCGGTTGGTAGTCAAAGGCGCGTCTAGTACGGTTCATTGTGGTGTATTTCCCTCTCGCAAAAGCTGCACAAGTCGTTTGGTGTGTTGATACTTATGGTTATGGTATCCTGCACTAAATGACCATCCCAGTAGATAGAACACAATAACCAATAGAATTAGGACTAGCAAACCCGATAATACCAGTTCAAAGATCGTCATTTTGTCCAACGGCACGATTTCGTACACTTTGCTCAACATCCTTTGTTGCAGCGTTTGTCGCACGCTCACCAAAGTAGTTAAGCTTGTACAACTCTGCAAGTTCCCGCAGAGCATGTCCTTTTTGGACAAACGAATCTCGTAATGCTTCCCATCTACTTGCAAGTTGTTTTGATTGTAGATAGTGGTCGAAATATTCTACACGCATTTCATCAGATTTTACCATTGCATCCAACTGTGCTTCGGTAGGTTTGTTTCTGTCACCAGCTTCGCGGCGAAACATCAAATACAATCCTGCTTCGGCTGCATCCAGGTTGTTTTTGGCCTGATCGCGCAACGATATTGCCAAAGCATAACCAGTGGCGGCGTGATAATAGTCGTTGGGTTGTGTAATAAATTCCACTTCAAGCTCGTGCTGGTCAATCTTTATTCGGGTGGAAAGTTCAGTCAAAGTCTCGTCTGAAGCATCCATGTGATATCCCTCTACTCTATTATACGCGCGGCTCTAAACACACATCTGGCGCTGGCTAGTACAATAGGCGAGATACCATCAGTGTAGTTGATGGACTGAGAAAACTCATCTAAAATAGGTAGATAGGCTCGTATTGCTGATTCTTCTTTACTTTCCAGGATGGTTTTGGTGACGTAATCCAGTACAATCTTGCGAATACTCTCTGGGTTGTCGTAGCGCAAATCTTGCAGAATACTTTGCACCATGGGCCATTTTTCACCACGCACCAGAGCGCGAGCAAGTGCAACTGGATGTTCTGCCTCTTCGGGAAGTCTACCAATCGCAGCGGCTGCTTCCTCACGTGTTTCGCAGTTGATGGTTTGTCCGAGATAGGCAATGGCTCGTCGCGGTGAGCCTTGTGCCTCCTTGACGCACAGATCGATAATACCTGCTTCCAGCTTACGGTTTTCACAAGCAAGTATCCAATCCAGCAGATTTAACAGTTCTCTGATGTTCAGTAGTTTCAGATTGTAGACGGAACACCGCGTTTGTATTGTTTCTGGTACGCGTGTGCCATCAGTAGTACAAAAGAACCAATAAGCCCAAGACGGCGGCTCTTCCACCATTTTTAACAGTGACTGCCACGCCTGTCTGGTGATTGCATGCGCTTCGTCTATGATCAGCGACTTGATATTGCTGGCACCTAGTGGGCGATACTTGAGTGTTTCGGTTAGTTCACGCATTTCATCGATGCCGTTGTGTGTAGCAGCATCGACTTCGATCAGATTAGCATCGTGGGTACCAAGTTCTTTAGCAGCCAGACGCGCCAGCGTAGTCTTGCCGACACCACTGGGACCAGTAAATAGAAATGCATGACTCGAATTCTCGATCAGAACCTGCTGCAATGATAATACTGCATCGGTATTGCCAATCACTTCTTCCCATTTCTGGGGACGATATCGGTAGATTAATGGTTCAATCATTGGAATTCGACCGGACGAATGGGCCAGCCCAAGCGTTTATCGCTTGAGAATGTGTCGATCTTCTGCATGTCGCACCAGTTC